TGATAAAATTACTATAATTATTAAATTAGCTAATTTAGCCGTTTTAAATACATCACAGTATTCTGTGAAATATAAATAAACTTCAAATATAGCTATTTTTACTAACATTCCTAATATCACTTCAAAACCAAACAAATATCCAATCACAAAGTTAATTGCAATATGTGATGATAAATATATCTTATTTGAAAATATATCATTATTGGGATTTGGATAGAAAAATTCGTCAAAATAAGTCAGTCCATGAATACATCTTAAAAATGTAAATGTAAATGTTGACAGTATAACTACTGTCAAATACATATAAAAATATATCGCATTCATTTTCTTTTCTATATATATAGCATTTTATATTTATTTTTAATTACACTTTTTTTAACGTACTTATCAATACTTTTATTAATGTTTTTTCTTGAATAGTAAAATAATATTCCTTTACTTAATATATCGTTCTTAAAAGTATCATAGAAATCTTTGACATCATTTGCGCTTATATTATCTACCATTTTAAAATATTCTTCATTACTTATAAACTTTTTATTATATAAAATATGTGTTTTATAATAATTATTATATGATGTCAAATCATAAAACTTTTTATTTTCATATTTAACCTTATTTCTATTCTTAGCATCACTAATATCTTTATTAGTTATTTTATATGTACTTAGTATTTTTATTATTTCACTAATTAATAACGGTAAATTTTTTGCTTCACATTGTGTATATAAAATATAATAAGATGCCTTAGAATTCATGATATCTATATCATATGAAATACCCACATTATATATTAATCCTAGTTTTGTCCTTAGTATTTTATAAAATATGCCTGTTTCAAAATTGAACAATATATTTTTTAATAAACCCAAAATTATATTTTCTTTTGACATGAACTCTATATTTTTATACACGTAAATCCTAACAATCACATTATCATTATGTTTATTTTCTACATGTATTATTTTGAATTCTTTATTATTGTGTTGTAATATCGGGTATATATTTTTACATTTATTATTTCTCTTAATTTTTCCAAAATATTTATCAATATTATTCTTTGTTTCCCTCACCTTATTTTTAGGACAAGTTATACTCAATACCATATCCTTGGAGCATACTTTATTTTTAATAAATTTTTTGACATGCGATAATGTAAATGTTTTTACTGTTTTGATATGATGTTTTTGATCACTCATATAATAATATTTAGGGTGTAAATATTTGAATATTTTATTATCAAAATCGTATTCAACGTCGGCAATATAATTATTTAATTCTTGTACAACAGCATTCTTCTCTTTTTTTGCTATACTTTTATCAATATAAAAATTATTTATACTATTTGACATTATATCCATATAGTATTCTAGATCTTTATACAAACCATTTATATACACCGACATTTTATAACTAGTAACATAAGCATTGGTAACCCCGCCTCTTCTCGCTATTTCATTAGATACTTTTTGTGAGCTCTTAAATTTCTTAGAAGTTAGTCTAGCCAATAAATGTTCGTAATAATGTGTTAATTCTGTGATTTCTTTTGATTCGTGATTAAATCCTAGTAAAAAATTAGCAGATATATGTGTCAATTTAGTATCTAATGGTATTATCATAACTTTTATTCCATTCTTCAAAGCATATTTTTTGAATTTTATATCCATATATCTATAAAAATGAGTACATAATTTATAAAATCTATTGAAAATCTCAAAGTTTATAAAATCCTTAGAAAAATAAAATTATGTACTCATTTTTATAGATATATGGATATGTGCTGATATATCTAAAAAGTGATATATCATACTGATAAGTGGATATCAACAACCGATGAACGAGATTACACCAGAATATATCAATAAAATCATAAAAACCCAATCAATATGTAGAAGATGGTTAGTATATAAAAACAACATTTATACATTGGTCAAAAAATTCAAAACTTTAAAATCAACATTTCATGCTGTTATTACAGGATATCATATGATTAATAAAGCACCTATCAAGGAAAGCGTATGGGAAGAAATAAATTGTGATATTGTTAAAAATATGTGTTTAATTACTGATTGTGCCAATGGTAATCATGCTTCTGGAAAAGATAATAGTTTTGATAATATAAATTATTCAAATAAATCTACCAAAATAGATGGTACCAATATTAGCATATCTTCGTATCGCTTAACAAGCGTTTGCAATGATGCGAATAATGGAACCCCTTCCGAAATTTTAAAAGAAATAAAAAAAAGGAATAGTTCATTTGATTATTATTCAATATTGATTAGAAAAGAAAAAGGAAAGGGGTTGATTGAGTATATGTGGTATATAATTCCAAAAGATTATTACGTATTCAATACTGATAAACTTACACCAAAAATAGGAAAAAAAGGTAGGAAAACAAATCTAATTGTTGGTTGGGAAGCAAAATATAGTGATATTACATTTTCAATGTCTTCGCAATTATGGTATAAGTTTAATATAAAAGATATAGAAAAATATAAAGTCTGTTCTACTGAAATAGATAATAGTAAAACTAAAATTGATTATTCGCAAATATTTCACTCATTTAGGCAATAGTATCTAATCTTTCATTACATAATTTAACATATTCCACATTTATTTCAAATCCTATAAAATTGATATTTTCTTTTTTAGCTGCAACACATTCACTTCCGGAACCAGCAAATGGTACTACACATAATGTATCATTTCCATTTTTAGATGCTTTAATCAGCTTCTCGCATAACTCTAATGGTTTCTGAGTTGGATGATCAACTCTTTCTTTTTTTCCAGCACCACCCGCGAGAGCTGATATTTTAATAACATCTCTCGGAAGAGCACCATTTGTATGTGCATTATATATAGTTTCTTTTTCTCCGTTACTAAATCTGCCTTTTGTTGCTTTTCTAACCTTGCCAGCAGCATTTTTCAAAAAGGTGTCTGTATATGGTTCTCTGACATCATCGCGATTAAAATGTGGTTTTTCTTTACTACAACATAATATGCTTTCATGTGTTCTTTGCCAATGATTAAGAGACGGTGTTACTTTATTGGTATAATGCCAAATAATCCATCTTACATGTATATTTATTCTCACTCTGATAAATGCTAATATTTCGCTAAAACCATAAATATATAATGTTCCGTTTGGTTTTAGAATACGAATACATTCAGCTATCCATTCATCGCACCAACTAAGATATTTATCCATATCTTGTTTATCGCTATCATTTCCAAAATCTTTACCAATATTATAAGGAGGATCACAAATTATAATATCAACGCTATCCGCTTTCATTTCTTTCATGCCTTTAATACAATCTTCATTTATAATAAGCTGTGTTTTTGCTTTTTCATGAACATCTATGCTTTCATTTTCAGTTTTTAGAGATTCCATTGAATTTGTAATTATATTTATAATATTATAACAAAATCAATTTTTATTTTTAAGTAGGTATTTAAAAAAGAGTACATAATTTATAAAATCTATTGAAAATCTCAAAGTTTATAAAATCCTTAGAAAAATAAAATTATGTACTCTCTTTTTAATATACTATCATTTGATATTCCATATAATTCATTATTAGATGTAAATGGAAAAAAATATAATTTACACTACCAACATCATTAGCACATAATATTAATAATAATGTAAAAATCTCATAAATCTTAATAATATTACTTAAACTATCAACCTTCAAAACGTATAATATAGTGTTTAACAATTGTGAAACTATCAAAGCATTCGCACTTATACTGGTATAATATATATAATACAATTGTAATGTATATATAGTATAATAAAATCTAATATCACGAGCTAATACTAAATTATCACAATTATTTTTTATGCTATCTATTTTACGGAAATAATGTATAAAGCTACTGCCAAACAAAAAGACTGTATAATCAGTTAGATATGATAGATAATACAATATTAATATAAATGATATATTGTTATACCCAATATAATACTCTATATCATGTACTATTTTTGTTATACTTATCATCAAAAAAGATAAATAACTTTTATAGATTTTATTAGATATAAGTGTAAACAAGAATAATTGTCTAAAACATTTATTATAATATATTGATAATATACCAAGACTTTTACCAAAATAATATGCCCATCGCGGATAAATACAATAATGTACTTTCATAACAACTCTTAATTCATCTTGAATATTACCATTATCCGTATATATATAATGGCATTCGCGATGAAAATCAAAAGCCACTATATCACCTTTTTTAACAACTTGTTTTTCTGGCACCATATTAAAACAAGTTGTTACATCGCTATTATCATCTAACCCTATAATTAATCTATAACAAGATGCAAATGGAAAAAGATAAAATGGTCCATCTATATGTCGCGTATAGAATATTGCATCGGATGTATTACTATACCTAACCTTTGTAGGTGCTGTGACATATATTTCATTCATATCATTCAAGATATCAATACAATTTTCATTTAAATTATCTTTGAACATCTTAATAATAGTATCACTCATTACAATTTTAGAAAAGGTTAAACAAATATCAGAGGGCAATTTACTATACCACCAATGCGTAGACTTGTCTTTGGATGGATTTTGAGATATAACCCAGTCTCTTAATTTATCCAATTTATCATATTCCAAAGTTCTTGAAGTTAAAACTCTATTCTTTTGATGTAACCACGGAAAGTAAACAAGCATCCTTTATAATACTATATACGAAATTATTGTTTATTTATTTTCGCCATAGTTCTATAATTTAATATTTCTATTCTCTGGTAATACATAAGGTATATCTAAATACTCAAATATATCTTTCTCCGTTTTTATATCTGCCGTCGTATCTATGATCTTTTTATTTTTATCCTTAAAACCATACTCTGTCAATGATAGTTTCTTTTGCAAAGCTATGCGTCTCATATATATATTAAATTGATATGAACCTGTAAAGTAAAGCAATGCGAAATAATAATACGAAGGGTCTGCTATCAATATATCAATGCGTCTCGCTGGTAACTCTGGTGCTATCTTACATAGACCCATAAATTTGTTTTTACCATTTGCTAATGTTTCTATAATATAGTTTGATGATTTTAACTCATTAATTAGATTTTTAAGCTCCAAATCTGGTCTATTTTTAATTAAAATATCAATGTCGCCCATATCACTGTTTTTACGCCTATAACTACCAACTAATTCAAACTCTATATTGGAATAGGTTTTATTAAATATTTTATTAATTATATTATAATGTTTTTTCCCTTCGCTCATAGGGATTCTTTGTAACATATCATCATAGTATTTTAAGCCTATTTTTTGTTTATCATTTAGCAACTCAGGTTTTGTTTTAAGTTCTTCAAATGAATTAACCTTTTTCATAATTTCTATGATTTTTACAGGACCAACTCCATAAAGATTAGATAGATTTCGTTTTAATGAAAAAGTTTTATCATTTAATGCATTTTCAACAGCAATCATTTTACCTGTTTCAAAATATTTTTTGATTTTATCTTTAATTTTATCACCAATTCCTTTAATATTGCTAAAACTTTCAAAAGTATCGTGGCTATCAATAGATAATTCAATAGAACTTATTACTTTGTTATATGCACGTGCTTTAAAAGGTTGTTTGTTTAATGTTTCATATTCTTCTAGAATTTTAAGATTTTTAATGATTTCAACCTTATGGTCTATTACATGGGTTTTAACACCAGTATCTTTAATACATCTACCCGTCTTAGGATTTATTATTTTACCTTCTGGGCATCCGCTTTTTTCACATTTACCTGTTTCTTGATTTCTTTTTTGATTTTCTTTGCATATTTTTACGCATCTACCTGTTTTTGGATTTATTTCCTTGCCTTTATCACAATTTTGTTGCATTGCTCTTTTTTATAAATATAAAAAATATCTATTCAATTTTTATTTAAATATGTAAAAAATATAAACTATATAAATGTGGTATGATTGTGTCTATTTATAGAAATCTACTTAGTTTCAGCAGAAACGGACGTCGATGTGATTTTTAAAAGGTTAGGGATGTAGTCGCATCTCGTGTATCCATATACTTCTTTCATTTTTTTGCTGTTATACGATACCTCCTTAATAAATTCCCTGAGTCGTCCAAGTCGCTCACAATCATCAATATTCAAGACCACCTTATTCACGATGGCGGCATCAATTTCGCCTTGAAGACTATTGATCTTATTGATGAAGTAAGCCTTTGATGCTTCTACAATAGTAGCATGATATCCCATAGATTCTTCGAGATATTCTAACTCTTTATGTTGCTTAATCAGGTCAGATTTGTACCTGGATTCCGGTACTTGTTTGTCAAGATAGTTGACGCGCTGTTTGTCCTTCCAAATCTCGGCATTATTTATTTTTCTTTGCATCTGTCTCATTTCAACAGATTCAAGGTGGTTAATATCGCGATAAAATGTGAAAAGGCATTTCAGATACTCAATATCTAAGACAGAGAGTATGGTATACTTTTTTACATACTCTTTTGCTTCTTTCATTGACCTTTCGGCATAATCTTTCGCACTACTGTTCAACACGTTCGATGGATTGACGCCACTAGAATGAAGGGTGAAGGTGATATAATATTTAGCCAATTCAAAATTACCTTTTTCAATACGCGTCTTCATATCTTTATGAATCTTTGATTCTTTAATAAAGCTTGCATTGATAGCTGTAAGAGCTCTGTATGCCTCGTCGTACTCATCAGCGCACTGGTTATCGTTGGGATTACGAGGGATAGTAATGCCATTCTCGCGCATATACCTGAAATACTCTGGGTTGTGAAAGATTCCAGAAGTTTTTATCTGCATTGTCTTCCAATCAAAAGTAGTATGACACGACACACACCACATTTGATCACATCCAGATGATTTCATGATAGAAATGTTACATTTGGGGCATGGCTTGCTATCCTTCTTGATAAGTTCAGTAGTATCGATATCTTCCTGTTTGCACACATGACCATCTTGTTTAATTGTGCGACAATGCTTACAAGTCTCCTCGTCACAGATTGAACACATCCAATTCGCATTAACAAATCCGTTACAGTCATTATTTTCGCAAGGATATTTGTATTGCTTGATTGCTGCGTGCTCCTGGACTTTAATACCCTTCAATTGTTCAATTTGCGAATTGTAGAAGCGAATACGACCTCCAATTAGACCCTTGTGTTCATACTCTTCAAGTGATCCTGGAACAAATTTTTTATTTTCTACGTCTTTCTCAAAGTCTTTTTCAATTGTTGAGATCATTTCTGTAATTGCCCGAATATCCTTGCGCTTTTTGACCTCAGGTAGAGAGCGCGGAACAAGGATCATCTCTTCCTTGAAGACAAGTTCTTTGATTTCCGTGCGATAAAGCTTGTCAACAAATGACTTGCCAAGGAAACTAACAAGGGTAGACCTCGTAAGCTTCTTCTTACAGTTCATACAGTTCTTCTCTGTCTTTTGAGTAGTGTTGATATGATACTTAATACAAGTTGTACAACACTCAAACTCACAATGAGGACATTTCTTGATATGTGTCTCGGGTACTTCGGAGACACAAACAAGGCATTCCATCTTGGTGGTGGACGTAGAAACAGATGTGGCCATGATAGCAGACATGTTGTAGTAACATAAGCTATATACTGCTATCAATTTTTTTTTATACCCAAACAAATGAGTCTTGTATGAAACTGCTTATTTAAACATATCTCACTTTATAATATTAATTATAAGTAGTTGAATTATATGAAAGATATTAACTTATATGTAACATATGATTCAAACAATGACTTTGAAGAAGAAAGCAAAATTATTTTAACAAAATTATGGAATTCGCTTAAAAGAAAAAGCATAAAATCGCGAAATATAAAAAAATCACAATCATCCTATGATATAAAAGATGGTATATTTCAAATTTCAGATAACGAATCTGATAAAACAGATAAAGAAAAAAAAACTAATATATGATGAATTAAGAGGTCGTAAAACAAACACAGTTATATCTAATAATAGTGATAAAACAAAATATAATAGAAGAGATAATAGTTTGGATATTGTAAGAAGTACAAATGAAGAATATGAAATTGTATTACCATATCAAAGATTTATCAAATAAACCTTTTGAAATATTCTATTGATTCAAGTAAGAATCCTTGGTTGCCCATTATTGATCCTGGTCTCATAATTCTAATATATGCTATTGCTTCCACAGGTTTAAAATTTAATTTTATTATAAGCCAAATACAAATTAATATACCGGTTCTTCCTAAACCAGCACGACAATGAATAGCAACTTTATCCGAATATTCAATATTATTAACTAAATTCATAAACTTTTTAATTATATTTATAGAAGGGACAGAATAATCATCAAAATATAAATCTAATACATCTATATTTTGATTTTCAAACATTTTACTATCGTAATTATTATCATCGTTTAATCTGATAACTAATTTAACGTTTCTTTTTTTGAGTTCTTCACATACACTACCTATGTTTTTTTTAGAAGGGCATCTCATCGCAATAAATTTATTAGCAATTATATTCATATCTCTTTGGGAATAATCTGTTAAATATTCGTAATCTTTAATATCAAAGTTATTTAAATCTTCAATCTCGTTTTTATATATGAAACTTATTGCTCTTAAACAATCTATTATTGAAGAATAATACCCACCACATTCGGATATACAATCAATAAAATAACATGAATGATCATTAAATATATGCAAAATATCAAATATAACCTTGTCAACGCAAATGTTTTTTTTTATTATCAAGTAACATCCCATCATAAAAACAGCATTTAATAAATAAGAATTATTTTTATCATTTAATAAATAAATATAATATACAATATTTCTATGAGTTAGTTGCGAGCTCTGCATTTTGTCATCAATAAAATTACAAAAATTTATAATACAACCAATATTTATTGGCCCGTAGTCATTTTTTAATGGCATATATGATTCGTGAAAGTCTGTTGAAGTAATATAATCCTTGCTATTTTTAATAATTTTTAAAGTTTCTTCTTCATTTTTATGAATATCTAGATATAATCTATCGCAAATAGGATACATAAATAAATACGTAATTAATATATAATATGATATATATTATTATATCATTTAACCTTTTAAATATAATATTTGTATCAAAATAATAATTCAAATACTAGTAAGTATATCATTGATAATTACGCTTCAATTAATAAACTTTCTTAATCTGATGACATTTTATATAGAAAGAATAAAAATATAAGTAGTGGAACATTATTTGATTTAAATACAATAAAAAAATATAGATAACTAGAAAGCGATATATAACATTTAAAAAATAAATATTATAATTATTATTATGACAAATTATAACAATAAATCAGATAGGCTTGCTATTGTATTAGATATTGCAAAAAAACTCAAAAATTATAAGCTAAAAAATGGCAGT